CCTGATGCCATCGGTCAACGCCTCCCGCCTGGACCGATGGCTTGGCCGCGAGAACACCGAGCACGTCTCGGGCCTCATGGCCGACTGGTATGGCCCCCCGATCGCTCTGCACGGCGTACCGGGAGCGGTCTATGCGACCAAGGGCGGGGATTTCGTCGGCGATCTGCGGGCCGGATGGGAGGCGACGGCATTCGACCGGGCACGCGATGTGCTCCGCCGAATGGAACGAGCTGTGCGGGTTGCGAGCAACCCCCGCCGCGCAAGGCTTCATGCGGGCTTCGCCTCGCTATCCGACCTAATCGCGGAGGCGACGGTCGGAGGCAAGCGCCAGGAGCTCCTGTTCAACAAGGTGGGCACGACAGGCGTCGTCAGCGTCACCAACAGTCTTTGGCGGGTTGGCAACCACCCGCCAGCGGGCGCCGCGTCCTCGGCCGCGCCGGGGGGCATCGCCCCGACGGACGCGACGACGGGCGCCATCCCGTTCCAAAACCCCGGAACAGGAGGCGACACGACGCACGTTACGACCGGGTTCTCGCTCGCGACCGTCGCCGCCAACACACTTCTGCTCTACGATCGCATCTTCGGTGTCGCCAAGACGATGAACTCGACCGCGACAGAGGCGGTGACGGGTCTGCCGTCACGCTATCAGTCGACCACGGGCGGCGCCGTCGACAGCGCCGAGGGAAACTTCCTCTTCATCGAGGTCGGAACCGCACTCGCCGCCACCGCGCACAACTGGACTGTCTGCCAGTACACCGACCAGGGCGGCACGACCGCGGTCACCCTGCCCTCGGTGACCGGCAACGCGTCCGCCATCATCAATCGCCTCGACATGCCCGCCGGAAGCTGGTTCTGCCCGCTCGCCGCCGGCGACACAGGCATCAAGGCGCTCACCCAGATGCAGTGCTCGGCGGCCGTTGCGACCGGCGCCATCGATTTTGTCATCGGCCATCCCATCGCCTGGATGCCGTGTCCGGTTGCCAACATGGTCTGCGTCATGGACGGGATCAACAGCGCGTTCAACCTCGCACGTATTTTCGACGATGCCGCACTCGCACTCCTCGAAGTGTGCAAACCGGCCACGACCGCAACGACCTATAACGGGGCTGTGACCCTGGTGGCAGGATAGCGGGATGCTGCACATCAGGACATTGGCCACCGTAGGCCGCGTCACAGCCCGGCAATGGGCGAGCGTTATCGGTGTCGGCGACGACCCGGCCTCTCCCATCAGGCTCGAGCACGGTCGCGCGGCGGCGACGATCGCAGAAGCCGTGGACACACTGCTCGCTACGGCGACGGTCGAGATCGCCGGCGTCTCAGCCGTCGCCGAATCGGCGGATGCGCTCAGCGCCTCAGGCGAGACGGGCGGCATCAACGGCGCCGCATCCCTCGCTGAGGCCGATGACACTCTCTCCGCTACGAGTGGTGTCGTCGTCGCAGGCGCCGCGACGATCGGCGAATCGGCGGATACGCTCGCGGCAGACGGGCGGGTGGAGGTCCAGGCGGCGGCGACGATCGCAGAAGCCGCGGACACGCTGCTCGCGCAGGCTACCGTCGAGGTCAAGGCGAGCGCCTCGCCGGTCGAGGCCCCTGATACTGCCGGCGCCTCGGCAACCGTCGAGGTCAAGGCGACGGCGACCATCGCTGAGTCTGCCGACATTCTCTCGGCCAGCGCCTCGGTCGGGGTCGCTTTCGCCTCCTCGATCGAGGAGGCCGAGGACACCGCATCAGGCGCGGTCGCGATCACAATCAGCTCGACCGCAGCCCTCACTGAGGCGGGGGATACCGTCTCCTCGCCGGCCGGCATCGCAGTCCAAGGGTCCGGCGCTGCGCAGGAAGCACCTGACACGACGGTCGCCTACCTTTCCGTCCATCATCCCGATGGGGTGCTGGCGGGACGTGCCTCCCCGAGCGTCCACATGCAAGCCACGGACACGGCTAACGCCAGCCTCGTCGTCACCCATCGCCTCAGCCCACGCGTCCACATGCAAGCGTCGGTCACGGCCAATGCCAGCCTCGTCGCCATTCACCGCCTCGGTCCGCGCACTCGCATCCTGCCAGAGAGCGCCAACCGCCGGATGGCCGCCTGATGTACTACCCCGGCGCGGAGGTCCGCCTCTCGGTCGCACTCACACTGACCGACACGGGCGCCGCCGCAGATCCAACCACGCTTGCCGTCAAGCTGAAGGACCCCGCCGGCACAATCGCCACCTATACCTACGGCACGGCACCCGAGGTCACCAAGGACTCGACTGGCAACTACCATGCGGACATCACGCTCTCCTCGACGTCGGACAGCGCTGGCCGCTGGTATTGGCGATGGGAGGCGACAGGCGCCGTCGTCGGGGCGACCGAAGGCAGCTTCATCGTGAGGGAGACGAGCTTCTGATGCCCTGGGTTAAGGTCTATGACGCGACGAACGATAGCGAGTTCGTCGAGTGGCGGCAGGGTGATCGAATGCCCGTGGCCACGGCGGCTATCGCGGAGGTTGACCCGCGTCACGTCGACCTTCCCTGGCGCAGGTGCTCCAAAGAGATGCCGAAGCCTCTCGTGCTCTGTCTTGTGTTGGGCAGACATTCCCCACCTGACGGGACAAAGGGTGGGCGATTCTACGAGATGAAGATCGCACGCATCGAGGCCGGACACGGAGGGGCCGCTTGGCGCGACGTCGAGGGGAATTGGATTAGCACAGATGTTGAATGGTGGTGTCCGGTAGGATCGCCACAAGACATTGGGCGGCGATTGGCCAAAGTTTGAAAAACGGCTGGAACATTTTTCAAAAAAACCAAAGAAATCAAATGTCAAACAGAGGCGGAAGACGAGACGGCTCAGGCCGCAAGAAGGGCAGCCGCAACAAAGCGACTGTCAACCGCGAGCAGAGGATGAGAGAGGTTGCGCTCGCCCTCAGCGCCGAGATCGCGCACGTCTTCGAGGGCGACAGCCACGCGCTCCTTATGGCCATCTACAAGAACGAGGATCTCCCGCTTTCGACGCGCCTTGACGCAGCGAAGGCTGCCATCCCGTTCGAGAAGCCGCGCCTGAACGCCATCGACCATTCGGGCGCGATGAAGCTCTATATGCACGAGCAGGCGCTGGCCGAGCTCGAGCAGTCAACCGGAGCGAACGGTCATGAGCACGCTCACTGAGCGCGAGCGCGCGCTGCGCCGGAAGCTCCGGGACGAGTTCGAGCCATATGCGCGCGCCTGCCTGAAGATCAGGACGAAGTCTGGCTCTGTCTCGCCGCTCCTCCTCAACCGCTCGCAGCGATTTCTGCACGAGCGGCTCGAAGCCCAGAAGTCCCGGATCGGCAAGGTGCGGGCTCTCGTCCTCAAGGCCCGACAGGTCGGGATCAGCACCTACATCGGCGGCCGCTGCTACTGGAAGACCACCCATGCCCGCGGACAGCGAGCATTCATCCTGACCCACCTCGACGCAGCTTCCGACAACCTCTTCGGCATGGCTCGCCGCTTCCACGAGCATTGCCCGGACCTCATGCGTCCCGAGACGGGCAAGGCAAACGCCAAGGAGCTGTCTTTCAGCGTGCTTGACTCGGGCTACAAGGTTGCGACGGCAGGAAACTCTGAGGTCGGGCGCTCGGAGACGATCCAGCTTTTTCATGGCTCGGAGGTCGCCTTCTGGCCGAACGCGCAAAACCACGCTGCCGGCATACGACAGGCGATTGCCAACGTGCCGGGAACGGAGGTCATCTTCGAATCGACCGCCAACGGCATCGGCAACGTCTTCCACGCGGAGTGGAAAGCGGCCGAGCGCGGCGACACGGAGTACGAGGCGATCTTCATCCCATGGTACTGGCATGAGGAATACTCGGCTACGGTCGATGCGGGCTGGTCCCCGCCGGCTGCCTGGCTCGACTATGAGAACGCCTATAAGATCACCCGCCCGCAGACGCGATGGGCGTTCCTGAAGAACGCCGAGCTGGTCCCTGCTGCAGGTGGCACGATCGAGGAGCCTTGCTGGCAATTCCGCCAGGAGTACCCGGCGAACGCGGACGAGGCATTCCAGACGTCGGGAGCAGAGGCGTTCATCCCCCCCGTCGCTGTGCTCAAGGCCCGCAAGGCGACCGTCGCCGGATACGGCCCGATTGTGCTTGGCGTCGATCCCGCGCGCGGCGGCGGCGACAAGACCGGCATCATCGACCGCCAGGGGCGGCGGCTTGGCGGCAACATCTGCAAGCGCATCGACGCAAGCGACCTGATGGCCGTTGCTGGCGAGATCGTGAAGGAGGCTCAGCGCCTGACGCCGCTCGGGTTGCAGAAGATCGTCATCGACACGACAGGCCTCGGCGCCGGGCTCTATGACCGCCTGAAGGAGCAGCTCGGTGCGCTGGTCGAGGGCGTCAATTTCGGCGCCCGCGCGCTCGACACGCGCCACTACGCCAACCGGCGCGCGGAGATGTGGGACTTGATGCGCCAGTGGCTCGACGACCCGGCCGGAGTGCAGGTGCCCGACACCGACGACATGCAGGGCGACCTTTGCGCCATCATCCGCGGACAGGGCGCGACCCGGTTCAACTCGTCAGGCCAGCTCATCCTCGAGGACAAGGACCACATCCGCAGTCGCGTGAGCTTCTCGCCTGACCTCGGCGATGCCGCCGCACTCACCTTCGCCATCGACTTCTCGAGCCTGACGCGCGTCTCCTGGGGCGTCACCGCTCGACCGACCTCCTGGATGGCCGCATGAGCACCGATGTCGTGACGCTCGTGCGCGAGCGGCTTCAGGAATCCTACGACCACGACCGGGACAACCGGATCGAGGCCGGGCGCGATCTCGAGTTCCTCGCGGGCAACCAGTGGGATGCTGCCGTGCGCCAGGAGCGTGAGCAGAGCGGACGGCCCATGCTCACGATCAACAAGCTCCCCCAATTCGTGCTCCAGGTCGTGAACGATCTGAAGCAGGCGGACCTTGCGATCAAGGTGAGCCCGGTCGATGACCGTTCTGACCCGGCGCTGGCGGAGATCTACAACGGCCTGCTTCGACAGATCCAGTATCAGTCGAGCGCCAAGCACGTCTATGGCACGGCGGTCTCCCACGAGGTCGCCTGCGGCATCGGCCATTGGCGCGTGGTCACCGAATATGCGGACGAGAGCTCGTTCGACCAGGAGCTGAAGCTGAAGCCGGTCCCGCACCCGCTCTCCGTCTACTGGGACCCGGCCGCGACCGAGCCCGACAGGTCGGACGCCTCCTGGTGCATCGTCACGCAGATGATTCCGACCAAGGCGTTCAGGGAGGCCTATCCGGATGCGGCCGAGACGGGGGTCGATGCGGTCGCGGAGTACGCGACGTCGAGCCTGTTCTGGGCATCGGGCGACGAGGTGCGGATCGCCGAATACTGGGAGCGCGTGCCGGTGAAAAGGCAGTTGGTGCAGCTCGAGAATGGCGACGTCGTCGACCTCACGGGTTGGACCAAGGACCAGTACAATCTGCTGCCGATCAAGGCCATGCGCGAATCGACCGGCTACACGGTTCGCCAGCGCCTCGTCTCGGGCGCCGAGGAGCTGACCAAGGTTGCCGACTGGCCGGGGAAGTTCATCCCGATCGTGCCGGTGCTCGGCGGCGAGATACCGCTCGAAAAGCGCGTCGTGCGGCACGGCATCGTGCGTTACGCACGCGATCCTCAGCAGCTCTACAACTACTATCGGACAGCCGCCGCCGAGGCGATCGCACTGGCGCCGAAGTCGCCCTACCTCGTCACGACGACGATGATTCAGCATCCGGACATCAAGCAGCTCTGGGACACGGCCAATACGCGCAATCGCCCCTACCTGCCGTTCAATCCGGACCCGGCGATGCCGTCCGGCCCGAAGCGGGAGCACCCGCCGGAGATGCCGGCGGCGTTCATGCAGGAGGCGCAGATCGCCGCCGAGGACATGAAGGCGGTCACCGGCATCTACGACGCGGCGCTCGGCGCGCGCAGCAACGAGACGTCGGGCCGCGCCATCATGGCCCGCGACCGCCAAGGCGACACGGCCAACTACCACTACGCCGACAACCTCGAGCGGTCGCTCTGGCACACGGGCCGGATTCTGCTCGACCTCATCCCGAAGATCTACGACAGCGAGCGCGTGGTGCGGCTGCTCGGCGAGGACGAGAGCGAGCAGGTCGTTCGCATCAATCAGGTGACGCACGGCGAGGACGGCGTTCCGCAGATGCTGAACGATATCAGCGCTGCGCGCTTCGATGTCCGCGTTTCGATCGGCCGCAGCTACACGACGAAGCGGCAGGAATCGGCCGAGGCGATGTTCCAATTCCTGCAGACATTTCCACCGGCGGCGCCGGTCATCGGCGACCTCGTGGCGAAGGCGCAGGACTGGCCGGGTGCGGAAGAGATCGCGAAGCGGCTGAAGAACATGGTCCCGCCGCAGGCGCTTGCCGACCCGGAGAACCCGCAGGTGCCGCAACCCCCGAGTCCCATGGACAACCCCATGATGAGGCTCGAGATCGAAGGCAAGATGCAGACGACGCGCAAGCTGAAAGCCGACGCCGATGCGGCCGAGGCTGGCGTCGAGCAGACGAAGCGCAAGCAGATGGCAGAGGCGTTCGCCGCTGAAGAGGCTGCAAAAACAGCCCAGATCGGCACAGCATTGAAGCTCCGGGAGCTGCAAGAGCCCCGTGAACCGCCCGTCATGGGCGCTCGTGACCGTGCGTCTCCCGCCCTCTAGGGCGCCATTCGTTCCATGAGGACACCATGAGCACCGAAGCCGCCACCACGGCTCCCGCGGCCACGCCCGCGCCAGGAAGCATCAGCGTTCCCGCGCCTGAGTTGAATGTGCCCGCGGCTCCGGCCGCGCCGCCCGCAGAGGGCGCAAGTCACCAGTCCGATGCAGAGAAGGCCCCGCCCGCAGAGGGCGCACCAGAAGCCGAGAAGTCCACCGACGAGGAGAGGGATCGCCGGAAGAGAGCCTCGCAAGACCGCTTCCGACGCATCTACGCGGAGGGACAGGCGGCCAAGCGAGAGGCCGCATACTACAAGAGCGAGTATCAGCGGCTAATCCAGCCGCTCGTCCCAGACGAGCAGCGAGACACTCTCGATCCGGTGACCGAGCAGAACGTCACCATTCGCGAGGCGGTCAGGGCCGAGCGAGCGGAAGAGATGAGGCAGGCCGCACAGCGACGCGCCTATGAGGCGTCCGTGCTGCGGCGTGCCCAGCTCGAGGCGAAGCTCGAAGAAGCCAGGGATCGGATGCCCGACTTCGACAACGTGTTCCACGACGACCTCCCCGTCACCGAGACCATGGCCGACATCATCGCGGAGAGCGATCGGGCCGTGGAGATCGCGTACTACCTCGGCAAGAACCCGGATCAGGCCGCACGCATCGCGAACATGCCCCCGCATTGGCAGGGGACCGAGCTCGCACGGATCGAGGCGCGACTTCAGTCGGCACCGACCGTGCGGAAGGCAACCACGGCACCGCCTCCCGTCCCGATCGTATCGGGCACTCCATCCGCGGCAGTCAAAACCCCGGACCAGATGACCGCCGGCGACTTCGCGGAGTGGTGGAGGAATCGGGGCCGATCTTAACGAAGAAGGCACCTGAGAAATGGCAAACCGCCAGCTTACCGCCGACGTCATCGCCAAGATGGCTCTCGGCATCCTCGAGAACGAGCTCGACGTCCTGAAGACGGTCCACCGCGGCTACGAGGAGGAGTTCTCCTCGAACGTGAACGGCTACAAGAAGGGCGACACGATCTCGATCCGCCGCCCGGCAGACTTCACGGTTCGCACCGGAGCGACGCTCGCGACGCAGGACGTGATCGAGGGCAAGACGACGCTCACGATCGACCAGCAGATCGGCGTGGACTTCCAGTTCACGTCGACCGAGCTGACGCTCAAGATCGACGAGCTTGCCGAGCGGGTCATGAAGCCGGCCATGTCCTCGATCGTGAACTACGTCGCCGCCGACGTGTTCTCGACGATGTACAAGGGCTTCTATCACTGGGTTGGCACGCCCGGCGAGATCATCAATGCGTTCAGCGACTTCGCCAAGGGTCCAGAGCGCATGGACCTGATGGCGATGCCGCAGGGCGAGCGCAACGCGGCGCTCCATCCGCAGGACCATTGGGGGCTGCTCGGCTCGCAAACCGCGCTCTACATCCAGGACGCGGCGAAGGGAGCGTATCGCGAAGGCAATCTCGGCATGGTCGGCGGCGTCGCGACCCGCATGAGCCAAGTGCTTCCGACCCATACCGTCGGGGCGCTCGGCGGCACGCCGCTCGTCAACGGAGCGTCGCAGAACGTCACCTACGACACGGCGAAGGACACCTGGACGCAGACCATCAACATCGACGGCGCGTCCAACTCGATCACGGGGTGGGCGAAGGCGGGCGATGTGTTCACGATCGCCGGAGTGTTCGCGGTCAACCCGAAGACCAAGGCTGTGACCGACGTGCTTCAGCAGTTCGTCGTGACGGCGGATGTCAACTCCAACGGCTCCGGCGCCGTGGCTGCGACGATCTCCCCGCCCATCATCGTGTCCGGTCCGCACCAGACCGTCAACGCGGCACCGGCCGACAATGCTGCGATCACCGTCAAAGGTTCGGCGGCGACCGCTTACAAGCAGAACCTCATGTATCAGAAGAACTCCATGGCGCTCTGCGTTGTGCCCATGGAGATGCCGCAGGCGGCCTACAACGGAGCCCGCGAGAGCTACAAAGGGCTCTCGTGCCGTGTGATCCCGATCTATGACGGAACGAACGACATCTCGAAGTGGCGCCTCGACATGCTCTACGGACGCAAGCTGATCGACCCGCGCCTCGGCGTGCGGGTCAGTGGCACCTGATGATGCTTGCGGCAGCGGGACCATCCCGCTGCCGTTAACGGAAAGAGGGGCGCTTTTCAGCCATGAACTGCCGCCACAGCAACACCGATCTCACAGAGGTTATCGATTGCGATGCACATGAATGGGTGCAGGGGACACCGCTTGCAGCCAACGAGCTGCTTTGCAGCCGTTGCGGATATCGACGGTCGATGAGCGTCCGTGACTCACAACGGTGCTTGCCGCACTATGAGCTGGCTTCGTCGGGGTGGAGTTGCATGCATTGCAGACGACATTGGGATGGCCGCGCTTGGGTGGTCAGCCCTGATCAGCAACAAGGAGATCCGCATGGCCGACGAAGCAAAGTCTGCGGCGCCTAAGAAAATCGTCCCGACCTGGGGCTATCGCAAGGGCAAGGAGGGTGTCGAGTCGAAGCTCTTCGACGTCGAGGAGGGCGGGGCGCTCCCCAAGGGATGGCTCGATACGCCGGCCGGCCTCGACCAGCCTGAGAAAAAGGTCGAGGACAGCAAGACGTGACCACCGCCCGCGACGTCATCGTCTCCGCGCTGCGGCTGATACACGTCCTCGGAGCCGGCGATCCGGTCGCCGCCCATGACGAGGAGATCGGGCTCGAGCGGCTGAACGACATGCTGGCGTCCTGGGCGACGAAGGGCGTCGACATCGGGCACTACCCGCTCACGATCAACCAGACGTTCCCGCTCGAGGAGCGGCACGTGCGCGGCGCCAAGGCGCTGCTCGCGGCCGAGCTCGCGCCCGACTTCGGCAAGAGCGTGACGGATGCTGTCGCCCTTGCGGCGCGAGACGGCTGGCTCGCGATTCAGGCGGAGTACGTTCTCCCCGATGATGCGACATTCGATGCGGGCATCGTGCGCACGCCCGCGCGCAAATGGATTGCGACGGGATGATCACGCCCCTGCAATTCGCGACCACGCACAACCCCGGCCGAGACGGCGCGGACGGCAACCTGACGCTCGTCAATGGCTATGCGGAGATCCGCGGCGCCGATGGCAAGAGCAATGTCGTCTGGTACGCAGCCGAAGGCCTGGCCGACTTCGCGACGCTGCCCTACGGAGGACCCGTACAGGGGCTTCTCGAGGTCGACGGCACGCTCTACGTTGTGGCGGCTCGGCAGATCTACAGCGTCACGGCGGCCGGCGACGTGACGCATCTGGGCGGGTTCCCGGCGGATGGCCCGGTGACGATGGCCGCCAACCGCAAGTTGCCGGTACAGATCGGCATCTGCGCGGGAGGTCTCCTGTCTGTTGTCGACGACGGTGCCGTCTACGCGACCACGCCGAGCATTGCAGGCCCGGACTCGCTCACTGTCATCGACGGGTTCGCGGTGGTCGGCAACAACCTCGGACAGATCGGCGTGTCGGCGCTGGACGACATGCGGACATGGGATCCGCTCGACGTGGCGAGCGCCAACGCGCATCGGGATGGCATCGCACGGGTGTTCGCCTTCAAGGGCACGCTGATGCTGGCAGGCGAGCGCTCGATCGAGCATTGGGCCAACACGGGCGCAAGCTTCCCGTTTGCCCCGATTGCAGGCACGGCCAACAGCCTCGGCACGCGCTCGCCCGCCACTTTCGTCGAGGTGCCGATCCGCCAGGACGACACGGCGGCCTTCTGGGTGGCCTCCGATAACACGGTCCGCCGGGCCGTCGGCACATCGGGGCAGACGGTATCCAGCGCCGAGGTCGAGCGGCTGATCGAGGCGACGGCTGACAAGAGCCAGCTCATGGCCTCGACCTATGTCCGGCCGCAGCACGCTTTCTATGTTCTCTCCGGCCCCGGCTGGTCGCGGGTCTATGACGCGACCAACGACCGCTGGCTCGCGCGCGAGAGCTACAACAACGGCGGGCGCTGGAAGGTCGGACCGACCGCGCGCATCGGCGATGCATGGGTCGGCGGGGACGTGGCCGCAGGCAAGCTCTACCGCATCGCATCCGACGCCTATGACGAGGCGGGATCGCATCTTGTCTGGACGGTGCGGTCCATGCTGTCCGGCTACCCCAACGGCATCGAGCTGCCGGCGCTCTGGCTCGACACCATACCCGGCGCCGGTCTCAACACGACGAACGAGCACAACGCGGACCCGCAGGTGATGATCCGCGTCTCGCGCGACATGGGGAAGACCTGGGGGCCGTGGCGCAGCTACCCGGTCGGCAAGATCGGCGAGCACACGCGGCGCGTGAAGACGACCCGTTGGGGGCAGTCGAAAGAGGACGGCTTCCTGGTCGAGGTGCAGATGTCCGCTGCCGTCGTGCGCGGGCTCACGGGCGGCGCGGCCGAGGTCACGGCGGTGGCGGCATGAGCACCTACATCATGCCGCCCGGCGGCGTGGCGGTCGATCGCGAGGGGCGGCTGACGCTGCCCTACCACCGTTATCTCGCAGGTGTCGAGGAGACGTCGAAGCGCGTGTCGGCGAACGTGACCCTTTCGGCGGGGACGACGATCGCCGAGCTGAAAGCCGATATCGCCGCACTGAAAGCCGCGCTGGTCGCGGCGGGATTGATGGAGAGCTGACATGTGGCCCCTTCTCGCTCTTGGCGGACAAATCGGCTCGAGCCTGCTCGGCGGGTTCATGGGCTCCGACGCGGCTGAGGACTCGCAGGCGGCGATGGCGGCCGCGATCAAGAAGGCCGCGGCCGATCGCGATCGCGGCTTCAAGAACGCGCTCGGCTCCTACAAGACCGGTTACGAGGACGCGGGCGAGAACATCGCCGAGGGGTACGACGCCGCGCTCGAATCGCTCGGGCCGCAACGGTGGGACGCGACGGACCAGATCTATGACGACCTCGGCGCGGGTGACGGCGGGTTCGACACCTACCAGCAGGGCTTGCGTGACTCGTTCGAGTCCTCGCCCGGTTACGACTTCCGCATGCGCGAAGGCGAGAAGGCGCTGGCGAACCAGTACAATGCTCGCGGCCTCACGCGCTCCGGAGCCTACGACAAGGCGCTCGTCGACTACGCCCAGGGGCGAGCGTCCGATGAATTCTCCCGCCATACCGGCAACTACCAGGACTATCTGTCCCGCATGGCCGGGCTCGCCGGCCGCGAGGATCAGCTGGCGGGGCAGCGGGCCGGCTATCAGGTCGGCCGAGGCAACGCACTCGGCGCTCTCGACTGGGACTACGGGCGCTTGAAGGGCGGGACGCAGATCGACCGCGCCGACGCGCGCGCCGAGGCGAGCTACGGCCAGGGCATGAACACGGCCAACGGGATCACGAGCAAGGCAAACGCCTGGACCAACGCGCTCGGGAACATCGGGCAGGCGTTCGGGAGCTTTGCGGGGAACATGCAGGGTCAGTCGACGCCCTGGAAATACTGAGGCGCGGAGGGAGCAGGCAATGGAAAAGAAACGCACGCGTCGGAACGCTCTCAGGCGCGGCCCGGCCATATACAAATTTTTCGATGGCCGGGGCG